CCGCTCGTTGGTGGGGATGAACATGCTGGCGATGCGCTGCTGCATCTGCCTGTACTGCATCTGCCGCATCACCTCACCTTCAGGCATTGAACGCATCAAGCGCCCCACCTGCTTGAAGATCTCCCACAGCTCTGGGGCAATCTTCCGCACGATGTCAGCAGAGAGATCCTCCAGCCGAACGACGTTGCGCGTGGCCTGGAGGAACTGCTTGTCGTTCATTAGCCCTCAGGCTTCTCTGCAGCAGGTTGCTCATACTGCGCCGCCAGTTCCATCTGCCCCTCCTGTCTGGTTAGCTCCTGCTCCATGCTCTTCAGCTGCTCAGCCTCGGCCGACGCCAGCACCTCGTCGATGTCCACGTCGTCACCCAGCACTTCGCCACGCCTCAGCAGCTCCAGCGCCGTCTGCTGATCGATCAACCCACTGGTGAACAGCGTGTTGATGCTGGTCATGCCCTGACCATCCAACGGGTCAAAGTTGAAGTCGCGATCAATCACCACCTCAGGCGCCTGCACCCCTGCATACTCCGCAGCGATCTCGATCGCAGCCTGCAGTGTCTGCTCCAGATCCTTGCTGATCACCGACAGCATCGCGTTTGAATCCGTCCGATCCAACGCCTTACTGATGCCTGATTCGGCTTCGTTCTTCTGCTTGGACATGATCGCGATGCCCAGGCTGCTCATCTCGTCAACCAACGCATCCAGCTCTGCACGCTGTGCGTCGAACGCACTGCTGGCAGGTTCCACATACTCCGCACCACCCTCAGGCGGCAGCAGAATTGCGTTGTTGACGCTCAAGCCAACAGGATCAGCCTGATCGTCAAAGCCCTTCAACGTCAGAATCGGCTGGCTGGCAACGTGCAGGCACTGGATCAGATCTGCATGACGTTGGTAGTGCGTCAGGTTCAGCTGCGCGATCTCCTCCAGCGGCGGCTCTGAATACAGCACGCCCAACTTGCTGCCATACACCGACACCATCGGGATGTCAGACACGCTCATGCGACCGCTGCTGATCATCTGCCAGCCGCTGGTGCCGCGCTCACCTTGCGCTTCCCATAATTCCCACTTGCCAGGCTCCAGCACTCGCACGCGGTTCTTGTATTCCAAGCCGAAGCGCCCCACAGGCACTGCTGCCAGCTCGCGGATGCGCACCTGCTGCAGCTTGCCTGCTTTCTCCCTTGGATCCTGCCGCCAGCCAATCACATCCCACGGTGCAACAGGCACGAAGTAGGGCTGCAGCTGCGCATCAACCTGCTGCTTCAGCGTGCGGATCTCCTTCGTGTCTGGGAAGTCCACCAGCCAGTTGGAGTGCCCGTAGGCAACAGCATTGATCAGCTGGTTACGGCAGAACTCGTCAAGGTCCGTGCCCTGGCGATCGACATCTTTCCGCCACTCTTCCCAGAAGGTCTCATCACCGCCTTCGAGGAACACCGGCTTGCGCAGAATTAACCCCACAGCGGTGCGCACCACACGCTGGAAGTAGGGGCTGAACACACTGCGGCTGACGCGACCGCGCCATGCATCGTCCAGCTCCATCGGCTGCTGCGGCAAGAACCGCTCTGCATTCAGCCGCAAATACTGAGTGCCCTCCATACAGGCACGAACAGGCGTCCACCTGGACGACATCGCCCAATAGGCGGGATCAGGAACGCTTGGATCGTCCTTATCACCAGGCGTGTTCAGCTGCTGCGCGCCAAGCCACCCGGCTGCGTAGGGATCATTCGAAACCGGGATGGGGAGCATGGCGGTCAGCCCTCAGCCTTTTTGGCAGCACGACGCTTAGGTGCAAGCTCTTTGTCCCAATTGGGATCAGCGGCTTGATGAGGTGACTCTGGCTGAGGCTTCGGCTTGTGCGGACCCCATGGCCCAGGAATCCACAACGCCATCAGTGACACCAGCTCTCTGTCTTGCCAGTCTACGAACGTCTGTAGCGGTCACCTATGGATTGGCGCCTTGCTCGTTCATTCACCCTCGAATCACATAAACGTGAGATTGAGGCGTGTGATGACGTGGAGAAACTGCGCAGCGTGTGCGTGAACCTGATGCTGCAGGCTGAAGCGCTACGTGAGATGGTGGGCGACCTGCTGCTGCGTCAGTAGATGCGCAGCTTGCGTTGAGCCAGACCGCTCTTGCGGTTGTGACCCTTGACGCCCCATGCCGTGATGCCAGCCATCTGCCAGGTTGCGTAGCCGAGCGCATCCATCTGACCGCTCAGGTCATCCACGCCGCCATCGCCCTTCTCCGGTTGCTGTGTTGCCTGGTCGTAGGCGTGCTGCTCTAGCCCTTTGATCATGAGCTTGCAGTCAGTGTGAACGAATAGGCGACGCTCACCTTTGGCGTTGAGGATCAGGCTGTTGACCGTGAGCACGCGGTCACGGATGAAGGGGTTACTGGCTTGGGTCTGGATCCTGAGCCCCGCTTGCTTCATCAAACCGAAGTCAGAGATGCCGGCGTTCTTGGTGCTGCGGCTCTGGCTGCTGGCATCAGGGCACATCACGAGCTGCCCGTGGTCCACCCATCCGCCATAGCGATCGAGGATTGTCTCGATCACACCAGGCGTATCGCGTGCGACGTGCTCAGCCACGACGTGAACGCCATCGGCACGCTGGATGCAGATCGCAATGATGCAGCGGTCAACGTTGAAATCGACCCCAGCAAAGATCGTGTCACTTTCGGTTGGTGCGCTGATCTCTGAAGCGTTGAGATCACGGTTGAACTCGGGGTAGACCGAAGCCTGCGTCAGGTTGGTGAACTCACCATCCAAATAGCTCTTCAGCATCGCGGGCGGGTAGTTCTCCCTCATGCCCTCGATGAAGTCAGCGGGCAGATGTGGGTTGTCGGTGCTCTTGGCGCGGTAGAGCGCACGATCGGTCTTGTGCCCTTCCTCGACGAAGAGGTTGTAGAGGATGCCAAAACCCTCAGGCGTTGAAAACATACCCAGCTGCCTGCGTGTGCCTGCACGCAAGCGACCGAGGAACTTCTCTACTGCACGGCGTGCAATCTCAGTTTTGCTGGTGTCGATCTCATCAGCACCGATCCATGCGGCGTTGATGCCGATGATCCTGCTCCAGTTCTCCATGCTGCGGCACAGAATCGTGACAGTGCCCATCGGCAGGTAAAGCCTGAACTCAGGCAATGGCGTCACTCTGTACTCAAACTCGACCTCGATCTCAGTCCAGTAATCCTCCAGCGTGCGGATGAGCACATCACGCACCAGCGGACCTGTCGGTGCAAACAGCACACCAACGCAACCTGGATTGTCCAGGCTCATCACCGTTGCCCAGGCTGCCAGCGTCCTGGTCTTGCCAGCGCCATAGCCTGCAACGAAGGCAACCATGCGGTGCTCAGCATCCTCAACAATCGGACGCTGATACCAGAACAGCCCATCAATGACACGCTGCCTCAGCGCATCAGCTTCTGACTGATCACCTGATGCACGATCAGTGACCTGCTCAACAGGAAGCTCTAGAACAGAGCCACCAGCAGCGCGGTCAAGGATGCTCATTCTCGATGCGCTCCAGCGCAGCTAACAACTGCGGCTGCTTTTGAGGAACAAGATGATGCGAGGTGACATAGGTCGCCACCTCGATCGGACCACGCCTCATGCTGACGCGGATGAGTTCAGCATCGAGCACATCAACCTGCAGGTCAGGTGTCATTCAAGGATGTGAGCGATCTTCGCCATCGTATTGATGCAACCGAGAGCAACATGCGCCTGGTTGCCATTCTTGCGTGCCTCCTTCTGCAGGCTGGCCAACTGGCTCAGCAGCTCTGCCGTAAAGGTACGGCGGTCGATGTCCCAGTCGGCCTTGAGAATCTCGCGCGCTTCCGCGATGTACCGATCAGCCTGCCTAAGGCTGCACCCCCATTCGGACGCCGCATACTGACTGATCTCCGAGCGCACGGCACCGTTGCTTAGGAGACGGGCGACGCGGTTGACGCGGTAGCCCTTTTCAGCAGCAGTGGACTTGCGTCCCATCAGAACTCAACCTCCTGTTGCTCGAAGTGAGAGTCTGAGGGGTGACAGATAGCGGTGTTGCCTGTGAAGTCTTCCCAGCGTTTGACGATAATGTCGCAGTATGCGGGGTCGAGTTCCATCATTCGGCAGTGGCGGGAGGTTTTCTCGCAGGCGATGAGAGTGGTGCCAGAGCCGCCGTAGAGGTCAACAACGACATCGTGCTGTTTGCCCCAACGATCAAAGAACCACTCAGCCAAGGCAACTGGCTTTTGAGTTGGATGCACGCGGGTCTCATCTCCTCTCGCTGTGTAGTTGGTGGTGACCAGGACTCGTGCCAACTCACGCTTGTGCTGAGTCTTCGACCAACAGGTCTCAAAGGCGCTGCCAAATCTGCCATCAAGCAACCCTTGGCGCTGTTCGTCGCTGTATTTATCCCAAACAATCCAGCTACCGAGATTTGGGTATGTTCGGCGCAGTGTCTCGACGTAGTAATCAGCGCCCCAAAGAAAGATCTCTTTGCAGTAGGCAAAAGTTGAGAGGAGGAATCCTGCGTCGTATTGTTCGTCATCAGCAATGACGGCTTTGTGTGTTTTGCCACCATCGCCCATCTTGGAGTAATCCGTATCAAGGTTCATCCCATAGGGCGGGTCGGTGAACACCAGGTCCGCCTTCTGCCCATCCATGAGGCGTTCGACGTGCTGGATATTGGTGCTGTCGCCGCAGAGGAGGCGATGGTTGCCGAGGATCCAGAGATCACCGGGTTTGGTGATGGGGTCGGCTGGTGGCTCTGGAACGTCGTCGGGGTCAGTTTTGCCTTGTTCTGGGGGTAGTTCGGTGACGGCGAGGAGTTCGTTGAGGTCTTCGTCGTTGAACCAGGGGGAGATGTCGTGCTCTTCAGAGAGGCGGCGGAGCATCTCCTGATCCCATTCTGAGAGGTCGGAGGTGCGGTTGTCGGCAAGGGCGAGGCCGATTTTCTCGTCTTCAGTCAGTCCGGTACGGCGGACGGCGATGACTTCTTGGCCATCGGTTTCGATGATGCGGACATTTTTGATGCCAGCGGCCTTGGCGCCTTCAATGGTGCCGTTGCCGGCGAGGATGCGGTTGTCCTCGTCAATGACGATGGAGCGAGCGGCACCGTAACGGTCGATGGACTCCTTGATGA